CTGTTCCAAACCCACTTCTCATTTAGCCGATTCCGTCCGTGTAAATTGAGTCAGAGCCAGACCAGTTGGTTGGTAGGTTATTTGTCTCAATCATAGTTAAGCCAGCGATGACTGAAGCGGAAGTTGCAGTTGTGTCGCCTCTTAAGAAAATTGAGGAAACTCTAAATTCTCCAGTGTAAGACTCGCCATTATCTAAAATAAAATAATTATTACCAGCAACACCAGCAGCGCTAAAACCAACTCTTAGTTTGGCTGATGATCCGCTGTGTTCGTTAACAACAGTAACAAATTTAGTAACAGTAGGGAATTCTAGCTCAGTTGCCGTAGCAGAATCAATTGCCAATGTACTGGTGGCATAAGGAATGCCGCTTAATTGATACTGTCCTACAGCATTTAATCCTGGTTTTACAAAATTGAATTCAGCCATTTTTAATCCCTGTTCCCCTTGGCAACTTTATTTTTTTCTCGGTTTGCCTTCTTAATTAGTTTCTTTCTTCTAATTCTTTCTTTTCTTCTTTTATCAGAAGGTTTTTCATAATAGCGGCGATCTCTCACTTCCTGCATTATGCCTTCTTTTTTAACAATCCTATTAAATTTCTTTATTAGAACTTCAACTGGCATGTTGCCTTTATTTACCACTTCTACATGAACTGGTTTACTCATTTTAGCCTCTCATTAATAGTTCCCCACTTACCAAAGCCGGGAATGTTTGAAATGTCTATGCCTTTGTCGCCTGGATCTACACCAGCCATTGGGCTTTGTGATGGACCGCCTGAAGCTTGTGATTCTGTGAGCGGCTTTGTTCCTTCAAAGGGATCAAAGTCTGCTCCAATCTTACCAGCAATAGCTGCCCTCATTTTCTTTCTAGTCTCAGCTAGTTGCTTATTTTCTTTCTTTGGTTCTTGAACAAACTTGCTAAAAGGCTTATCTTCTTTGATAACCTCTTTAGTTGGTGAGCCTTGGGCTTCTCTAATAATAGATGATAAAACCCCTTCTTCAAAGATGATTTCTTTAATGCATTCTTTGATAAGGGGCTTCAGCATTGATTTAAGGTTGTTTTTTTTCATTACTTCACCAAGTCGTTTAATAGTCTATTAATCTTATCTGCTTTTGTAAAGATGTTTGGCTCTTTACCTTCTCTAAGCATGAATGCTCCAGTAGTAGATGGTTCAGAAACCAAATCAAAGCAGACTAATTGGAAATCTTCTTGAACGATTGTTTTACCAGCTTCTTGTCTGGTAGAACCTAGACCTCTTGAAGAGATGCCTAGCTTTACACCACCTTTTAGAAGACCAATGGCTGTTTTACCTGCTGGTGTGTCTAGGATCTTAATCTTGCCTACAACATCGTCACCATCCATTTTGATTTCTGTGACTAAGTGTGAAGCATTCTTAAGCTCAACTACGGAGCTATCGGGGTGATCTAACTCTCCGACTGCTCTGCCTTCGCGGACTAGCTTTTGGTAATTTTCTACCTCTCTTTCTAAAATTGGTTTTGGGTAGATTCTGCCATTACCATTAGTAGCACCTGCTCTTTGCATAACACCAGCTAGGTAAATCTCCTCACCTTCTGCGATGGCTTTCTTTTCAGCCTCAGTAAGAAGGTCGGAGTCTGTTCTGAACTCTAAAAATTCTGTTAGGACTAGTTTACTCATAGTTATCCATCTCTTTTAGCATGTTAGCAGCAGCTAAAACTTGATCATCTGATGCCCTGCTTAGAAAATCAGCAATCTCTGCTTTTGCTTCTTCAGCTTGCTTACTTGGATCAATCTGCTCCTGAAGGTTTCTTACTTCTTCAAGAATGATTTTTGTTAGTTCGCCTTTTGTAAGTTGTAACTTATTCATTAATAATCTCCTAAAGCGGGCATCACCCGCGTGGTACACTTCCCTCTGCAACAATTAGTTGGAGGTCTAAGCATCCAATGTTCTTCAGTATAAACGTTAATGTTAATTCCTTTTGACATTTATTCCTTCGTCTCCTATTATCATACACAAAGCATAGCTTGTGCCTGAGCTTAGCCAACCACATAATAGTAAATTGACTACATTGATCTCAAAAGTAAATAGTTTAGTCCAAGGCGAAATCAAACAAACTATTACACCCACCCAAAACCCCATACACATTGGGCAATGAAAGAAGTGTTGTTTGGGCCTTATTTTGTTAAAGATTGAGCCATAGACTAAGATTTGAGTTAGTCCGTAGCAAACTAAAATAAACCATAGCATTTTAAATCCTGTAAACTAATCCGTAAGGTTTGCCGTAGGGACTTGGTAGTGTTCCCTTTTCGGCTTCTTGTGGAACCTTGCCGTAAGGTGTTGTCTCATCGTCTGGCGGATCAACATACATTTCTTCAACATCATCAATGTAGTCTTCCATCTTAGCAAAGTCACCACCATGTTTTTTCATGTATTCTTTTGTTAAAAGAAGTAGAACCTGTAAAACATCAAGATCTTTATTAACTGGGTAGAATGCTTCTAATGATCTAAACACTCCACCACTTTTAATTGTTCCGTTTTGGATTGCTCCCTTCTCTTGTAAGAAGGTTAAGTAATCATTTTGCATGTTGTAGGTGTCTCTATTTACATGCTGTTTTGGCATTGTAATAATTTTATTCTTGAAAGGAACAAAGACAACATTAAAAAACTTATGATCGTAAACAATAATGTTACCGTCTAAAGTCTTCCTGGCATCTAACTTAACTGTAAAGATAGGGCCCTTAATGTTAACAATAATGTCTGGTGGGGCATTTGGGTCAATTCCAGCAGCCTTAACTGCTTCTTCACCTACAGTTATTTCAATAGCCATTAGTCTTTAATCTCCTTTACTAACTGTTGAGTCTTAAGGATAAAGACAAGATCTTCTTTCTGTAAAGCTCTCTTGTTTCTAAACCCTTCTAGAAGATTATAAACTTGTTCGACTTTAGACTTCATGGAATCGTCAGCTTGAAACTCTTCGATTCCCATGTTCTCTTTAAGTTCTTCTTTTAGTCTTTCTAATTCTTCATTAACAAAGATTTTTAATTCTGTGTCGTCATCTTCTAGACTGCCCATGTATTTTGAGATTAGAGTCTTTTGCTCGGTCATTAAATTGCCAAAAGTGTTATTAAACTTTTTGATAAACATTTTAACAACTAGCTCGTCAACTGGCTCTTCTTCTTTCTGATCTACTGACGGACTTACCATCTCTTGGATAATCTTTCTCTCTAGAAGAACTCTGTCTTTTACACCGATGGTATTGTCGTTAAACATCTGGTAAGCTGATGCTAATGATTTGTAGTTAGAAACATAGTGGTTAAAAACTGTTGGGGCTAATTCGTGATTAATCTTGTGAATAGCTGTAGTTTGCTCATCATAAAGAGCTTTCTTGTCGAATGTTGAAAAGACTCTGTGAACCTCAGCAATAATTTTTTCTGCTGTGATGTAATCAACATCTCTTGTCTCTGTTAGAGCTTTGTAAAGCCTTAACTGCTTGTAAAGCAACCCGTCCTTATTGAAGACCTCCTGCATTACTCTTTTTACTCTATTGAGTTTTTCTTGATCTTTGTGAAGTTTTGCTTTAGCAAACTCCCTTGTTAAAGCTTCAAAAATAAATGCTGGGTTTCTCTTTTTATTATGTCTAAACTTCATCCTCTGTCTCCAGTTCATTGACTATCTTATTTGCCCTTTCAGTCAATGATTCTAACTGGGCTGCTAAACTATTATAAATAGTTTCCTTATTCTCAACCATACCTCGACCAAGCTGTCTGATGTCTTTTGAACCACCAGCGGTGCTTAAAAAGTTCTTTCTACGACCTGCGGATTTACGACCGTCTTTGAATAGTGGAACTGGGGTATATCGCTTGCCTTTGCCTTTACCTACATACATTTCTGAACCGTCCTTGAAGGTCATTTTAACTGGGCTTAAGCCATCGTCTCTTTTGGCTGCTCCTGGCTCAACTAGAAGCGGAGTTGTTTCTTCTTCTGCTGCTGGTGCGGGTGCCTCTGGGCCTGCGGCTTCAGGTGTTGCTGCTCCACCAGCTTCGGCTCCAACTTCTCCACCAAGCTCACCGCCAGCTTCTCCTCCTAAACCACCAGCTTCACCGCCTAAATCTGCCCCTGCTTCACCACCTAAATCGCCACCTAAGTCGCCAGCACCGCCTGCTGCTGGTGCATCAAAAGCCGGCTCTTCTGCGGAAGCTTCAAGTGATTTATCAATCTTCTTATCAAAGTACCGTTCTCTTTGGTTTCTAAGGAATTCTTCATTATCCATACCAAAGATGTGTTCGGCAATCCAACGGCGACTAAACATTGTGTCTTGGGCTGCTCCAGCAACCTCAAACTTCTGCTTAATGAACTCAAGCTCTTGGATCTGGGCTAGCTTGCTTGGGTTATTGAGAGATAAGTTAAATGAGATAATGTCTTCGCCTCTGTAACCTAAAGTGTAAAGGTGGATAATGCCAATCTTCTCTAGCTCTGCGACAACTGATCTCTGTAGTCTTTGGATTGTTCTAGCAAAACGAATGTCCTTCTGAGCTAAGGTTGTCTTCTCTTCAGGCATTTGATCTAACTGTGACAAGTAAGACTTTGGAATCTTAATAGCTGAGAACAGCTTATCTCTTAAGTAATTTACATCGTCAATAGCAGCAGCATTCTGACCACCTGGGAGGCTTACGATCTCTGTTGCTGAGCCTTGACGAACTGGTAGATAGTAATCTTCCTCTACAGACATTGGATTGTAGCGAAGATCGATCTGTCCATTGTCGGGATCTACTAACTGATGTCTTTTCATGTTAGTGATGACCTTTTGCATGTACTGCTCAATGTCCTCTGGTGGGATACCACCAACATCAATCTTAAAGACTCTTCTCTCTGGTGCTCTTACAATTCTGTAAGCCATCATTGCGTCTTCCATTAGAGTCAATTGTCTCCAAATACGACGGGCTGATTCTAGAACTGAAGTTCCGTAAGGGGCATACTTATCGTTACCAAGGACTCTAAAGTGAGCCATCTGCCAGTTTTCAAAGGTTAGTCCACCACTGTTCCACTGGTACTGAACGTAGTTTGGGTTTGATTTGTCCTCACCCTCCAATCTTTCAACCTCTCTTAGTGGAAGTCCGATAGCCGAAGTGATGCCCATCTTTTCATCGATGTCCAAGTACAGGAAGTAGTCGCCATACTTACACATGTTGCGGCACCAACTAAACAAATTAGAATCTATGTTCAGGATGTTATAGTAAAGTTCTTCAAGAATAGACTTTAACTCTTCGTTATGACAATCAATCTTCAACAGAGGTGTTAGAATACTATGAGTTGTCATCTCATCAGCATAGATGTCTAATGCTGATGCTAACTCAGGCATGTACTCCATTTGATCGAAGTCTAAGTATCGTTCTGCTCGGTTGTGATTAACCATGATAGCAGTCTGCATGTAATCGTATGGATTATAACGAGACTTTTTAAAGTCTAGCCCTG